AGTGTTCAAAGGGATCTATTGGAAGTTCCAAAAGACCTAGTGTTGTATCGCCAGAGGCGAAGTATTCCCCGAGAGACCTCATACTTGCTAAAGCTAAGTATATTGAAATATCTCGGCGTGAATGTCTGAAAGAATTATATAAAAGAACATCTGGGTGTACCAGAAAGGAGTCTCCTTTAAAATCCAATTGATAGTATCTATAAATCGGGTCGTACTTATTTCGAGGTATAGAATCCTTGACTAACATCTCAAATATTGTAAAAATACTTGATGGTTGGCCTGCCGCAATTATAAATATCTTTTTCCAGTCGTATAGAAGCATATATTATACTAAAAAATTAGATTCATGTCAAGAACTATTTTTCTATCCTATATTTGTGAAATTTTCCAACCCTGTTTCATATAGTATCCCATTCTATTAGATGCCTGCTTTCGAGCAGTATTTCCTTTCAAATGTATGTCTACAATTACTGGGGTTTGCTTTCCTTCTTGTTCTCGAATGACTCTTCCAACGAGCTGGGTGAGGAGGGGTTCGTTGTTGATAGGGGTACCGAGTATAAGGACAGAGAGGGAATTAACTGAAATACCCTCACTAAATATTGCTTGAGTCCCAAATAGAATTTCTTTATTCCCATAGTTAATCTCATCAATGAGCGTTTCTCTTTGCTCATGCGGAACCTCGCCCGTAACACAAATTGCTTTTTCTCCAACCAGTTCGGCGCACGTTCGTAAAAAATGCACTCGATCGGACACTACGAGGACTTTGTGGCCTTTTGCTGCGTAAAATGCTGCAAGCATTGCTACGGTATGTCGGTATTCTTCATTATTTGCAAGGGCAGTTACACGATTTGCCCAAGGCGTTCTTGCTCCATCCATAAAGCGAATTTCTGATTTTACAATATCTACGATAGGCGTCATAAAGTTTTCTTTCGGGGGTTTGAAGACTTTGCTTCCAAAGTAATCACGAAAGACTACGTGCTTCCCGTCTTTTCTTTCAATCGTTCCAGATAGTCCGATCTTATATCTACAGTAATTTGTGTCGATAACTTTGGAAAAAGTTGGACTGCTTACATGGTGCATTTCATCCAATATAATTGTTCCAAATTCTTTACGAATCTTCTCAATATTGCGGTATAAACTCTGGGTATTCCCAATTACAATAGGAGCATCAAGATCAAACTTACCACTTCCTATGATGCCAGGTTTTATTCCATAGACTTTTTCTACTTCTTTTGCCCACTGATTCCTTAGAGGAACTGTATGTACAATAACAAGTGTTTTTTGTCCAAGTTTTCCGGCTATCGCCAACCCCGTAAAAGTCTTTCCCCAACTTACCCACGCGTTGATGATGCAGTTATCATCGAGCTCGTCATAGACGGCCTGTTGTGATTCTCGTAAATCAAACTTAAAATCAGGAAAATCAACAGGCATATCAATCCTTTTGTCAACAATTTCATAGTCATCTGGTATTAAATCCGTTCTTCCAATAGGTATAGTTACAAGATTCTCTCGAATCCGTGCCATATTTTTTATAACAATAGGCGGGTCATTTGGATTCTGAGAAGGTATTTTATAAGTTAGCTCTTTACTAAGATGCTCTTTATACTCTCGAGTTGTTTCCAAATAAATTCTATTGCTAATGACTGCTTTCATTAAAGACCTAAATCTGTTTTTGCTATAATGTAATTTTTAACGAATTCGCTTCGTACAATGTCTTTTATATCAAAATCAATAAAATCAAATTGATCCATTGATTTTAAAATTCTAACAAAATCTTTTAACCCATTTTTTTCTAGGTCTGCTTGCCTGAAATCTCCGCAGAATACAACTCTGCAACCTTGACCTATTCTTGTTATAATTGAATCTAGCTCATGAAAGCTCATGTTTTGACACTCATCTATCATAATTGTTGCATTTCTGAGAGTTACTCCACGAATAAATGAAGTAGTCATAAAGTGCACTAATCCTTTAGTTTTTAATATTTCATAAGCATCTCCGCGCTGAAATAACTCAATACAGATATCTTTGTACGGTTCTTCATACACCGAAGCTTTGTCCTTTTCGTTTCCAGGCAAGAAGCCTATATCACGAGTAGGTACTGCGCTTCTTATGATTACAAATCTTTCATATATATTTTTTACCATATCATCAAAGGCGAGATAGCAAGAGATAAATGTTTTACCTGTGCCGGCTACTCCATGCAGCATTAAGTTTTTATTACTTTCAAATGCTACTACTTGATTTTTAGTTAATGGTTCGATTTCTTGTAAATCTAAGTTTGCTCCCGCAAGAGTCTTTTTTCGTCTAGGCATATTAATTATACTTTTCTTCGAGTGTCTTTTAGTCTTTCTTCAGAATACTCATATAATAACCACGGCAAGCCGCCCATATGTAATACTCCAGCCCACGTTTTTTCTGCAGGAGGAGGTCGAGGAATGGTAAAAGGAAAATTAATATCCTTCAACCAAAGAACAGAAGCTACATCTTTTAACTCTATCTTTCGTATTTTGTAGTACTTTAAATAAGAATTCATAGTCTTTTGATAAATAAAAGGAGTTCCGTTACTATCAATAAAAGACTTACTAGTTTGCTTCAGAATACCAATTAACGAGTCTATAGAGTGTTTCAAAGGTACAAGCTCCAAAAACGGAGTTTGAAGTCGACGAATGCCAAGAGTAGCTCCTGGCATATTTTTATCGTCTAGAACTACATTATCTAGCAATAATAACCCGTCTACGATTTCCCAGTTGCTATTCGGAAGAATATAAACTGGAAATTTAATCTTCTTTATTTCTTTGTAGGTAACGATCACACTTCATACATTTTTGCAAACTTACCCATAGAGTAGTCGTCTCCAACTTCAAAGTCGCACCCAACTGGAGCACCAGAAATAGACACTCCTCTGTCTAGTTGAATAAACTTTTGTAACATTTCAGAATAAAAATCAATTTCGTCTTCAGGTACCTCTGCTAAGATAGAATCGTGCACAAGAGCAAAGATTCTTGACTTCATATTATTACTTTTTATAAAGGCACCCATATCAATAGCGCCTAAAAGGTTAATATCAGAAGCAGCAGACTGCACCAAAAAATTAAGACCAGACCTAATGCTATGACTTTTGATGCCTGCGTCTGTAGACGAGACATTCGGTAATCTCCTTTTTCGACCAAAGAAACTATATACAAATCCATTTGCTTCTATGAATTTTTGATTACTATCAATCCACTGCCTTAGCCTATGAAAAGATTTGAAATAATCATCAATAACTTCTTTTGCCTCTTGTTGGCTAAAATAGGTTCCCGAGTCTTTAGTAACTTGCTCACTAATCTTCTTTGGCCCTGCGCCATACATAATACCAAAAGTTACGGCTTTAGCTGCTTGGCGCTGTGTGCCATATAGCTCTGCCACCTGTTCTACTTCACAAGGAAGTTTAAATACTGTTTTTGCAATTGTACTGTGGAAGTTGCCGCCACTACGAAATACATTCATAAGAGCTTCATCTTCTGCAAGTTTTGCAGCAACGTATACTTCCGCAGTAGTCAAATCCATTGCAACTATCTTATGTCCTGGAGCTGCTTTAATACAGCCCTTTACAATAGGGTTATCACGAGGCAGCTGCTGCATATTTAATTTACCACTACTCGATAATCGCCCAGAGGTCGTACCGTGTAGATTGAAATTTGTTCTTAGCCTACTATCTCTATCGAGCTGAGGAATAATCTTATCTAGGTAAGTATTCTTGATTTTAGATTTCTGACGAATATCAAGAATAAGTGCGGGAACTTCTGACTGCTGTGACAATGCGTTCAATACTTCTGCATCGGTAGAGTCTGCTCCTGTACCTGTTTTCTTTCCTGTAGGCTTTAACCCTAACATATCGAACAATAACTTACGAAGCTGTAATGTGCTATTAGGATTAAAATCTTTGTTTTGTATCTCTTCGAATTTACGGATCTTTGGATTTTTATATAAGGTACGGATAGCTTCGTCAATGTCTTCCTGCATTAAAGACTGAGACTTCAATAAACGCATTTTATCAAAAGGAACGCCGTTGTCTTGAGTATCAGTTAGAAATCTACAACCTGGGATAAGAATATTATTGTATACCCATGCTAACCTTTTATTCTGCTTAATTTTTACAAACTTTTCATAGATTAAAAATGTACATACAGCATCCATTGCGGCATATGTTTTCATCACATCAAAAGGAATAGACTGCCATTGAAAGTCTCCTTTTAATATACCGTGTTCTTTACGGTACTGGTCAATCCAGTCATACATAGGCTTTTCATAATCCCCGTATGGAGTATACTTTAGGGATAATTGCTTCAACCCATGTCCTCCAGGATTTTCATCTATCAGGTAGTGAAGCAACATTGTATCTTCAAAGCTCGGAAACTCGAAGTTAAAGTGATACTCAAAAAACGCCATATCAAACTTGGCATTATGAAAAACTACTGTCTTTTTGTGAAACAGCTCTTGGAGCAACTGTTCAGTTGTTTCGTCAAAGCACTCTGTATCAATATATGCGCCTTTTAGGCCATCATACGACAAAGATAAGCCAAGCATATGGCCATTGCGTGGATAGAGTCCTGTAGTCTCTGAGTCCAATGCAATATATTGACATTCATGCTCAATCGCATCTTTGATAAAGTGGTTTGCTTGTTCTGTGTCTTGTATACCGAAAGCAATGCTATCATCTATAATAATCTCTTCAATTTCGCCTCGAATGTAGGAAACAATACTTTCCTTCGAAGATTCCCACGTATTTCTTGCTTCGGGCTTGAATGCAAGCATAGCAGGGTTAATAACTGGCAAGAATTTACCTTCTACTTTCTTACCTGAGTACTCTGTAACAGAATTAATTTTGGTAAAATACTTGAGGGCATCTGACCCTACAAGAATAACCCAGTCATAAAGATCAGTATCAATCTGTATATCACAATCTTTTTTTAACACTTTTTTGATCGTAGGATCAGAACATAACTGAAATTGATCAAAGTTAAAAGCGCCGTCAAATTCCTGTTTAAAATCGGTTCTACTTGGTTTGGTCTCTATTAGAGCGACCTTTGGGCTCGTCATATACTACTCCTATGAGTAAAGTTTTTGCTTTAATTTTTGTACTTGATTTTCAGATAGACCTCCTGGGTCCATTTCTGGTATATTTACACTTCGTGTGACTAGATCTACATTTTCACACATTTGTTTTACATTTACTGCTGCTTTCTGTCCCGCTTCATCACCATCAAAGAATACTACAGCTTGCTCTACTCCCTGAAGTCTAAGGATAGATAGTTTATCCTCATTAATGTTACGAGTACCAAAACAACATACTGCATTTGTTAATCCTTTATCATGCAGATTTATCATATCATAGATTCCTTCTACAAGAATAACACTGCCCTGTATTGTACTTACTTTCGAAGGATACAGAGGCATTCGTGCCCCAGGCGGATTAATAAGGTACTTAGGGGTACCTCCAGTCATGTGCCTTGCATTGAAGGCTACAATCTTTCCTGATATGTCACGAATTGGAAATACGATTCGACCAATGAAATGCTCATGGTCTTGAAATGCTTCAAACTTACGATAAGTCTCTGGCTTAATGCCTCTCCAGTTTCCAACATAAGGCAATGCACTTGGGGGAAAAGGCAAGCCCACACTTTCAGCTCTCTTCTCACGAATTTTTTTCTTAATAAGTTCTCTGCGTAAGTGTAGAAAACTTGCCTTTTCTCCAAAATGCACAAAAAGATTCCCCTTGTAACCACAAGAGAAACAATGAAATATGCCAGTGATTTGATCAACTCGCATACTTGGGTTACTATCATCATGCTCAGGACTAAGACAAGATACTACATAGTCTTTGCCCTTCGGCATGAAAGGAACCTCTTTAGAGTGTAATAATTCTTCTACGTTCATTAACAGTCCGGGTCGTAACTTTGCCACTCATCATATTCAGTAGGCTCATCGTAATCTTCTTCTTTTGCGAAACAATGAACCATGTTTTCTTCAATTGCATACTGACAGCCTTGATAGTAGTCAATATGTTCATCATCTAAAAGATGAAAGTACAGGGATATGCGTGCAAGCATAGTCTCTGCTAACTCTATATTCTGCTCTGCCATTGCTACTTCGAGAATATCAAAGTAAGGACCAACTTTAACCTCTACTCGAGGGGATAAACTCATCTTCTCATCCTTGCTAAATCTTTCATCTGTTCTTCGTCAATGATTGGGATTGCATTTGATTTGTGCATGGTTCCAATACCCTTAACAAGTGTTCCGGTGTAACGTGGCGGTTCCACTCTAGGGGCAACTCCAGCTGTATCGGAGCCGCTTGGGTAGAGGGGTATTTCTCGTCTATAAGGCTGTGAAGGGTTCTCGGGAATCCCTCTCGAATAGACTTTAGTTTTTCTTCTAATAACTTTCTTCTTTCTGCCTGAGATAGTGTGGCCCATTGATCCATGTATAACTCCCATAAAAAAACTCCTGCCAATAGAAGATATATTATACCAAAAATCAGCAGGAGTGTCAAGAACTATTTTTAGATGTCGTTTATTTCTTCACCAGTCTTGTGCTCATTTTCTTCTTTTTCATCTGGTGTGAGTGCTGATTCAGGGCCAATTTTTAGGGTTTCCCAATTCATAGTAGAGGTGAATGTCCCCATTTTACCACTTCTCATTTTAGTACAATTAAATGTCATAATAGCATCTTCAGTATTCCACGTATCAATCGTGAAAGCTGCATCCGCTGCATCGAGAATACCTTTGGCGAAGCGAGCCTCTCCAGTAGCATCTATTTGATAGGGGCTATAGATTGGCACTTCATACTCTTGGGCCATTGATTTAAGTGCTTTACTTACTTCTATCTGCTCAGTCCAGTCATACTGACCTGATCGTGATGGAAGATTAGAGCGCTTGACCTGGTTGATATAGTCAACAATGATTACACCCACATCCATTGCACTTTTTACTTTCTTGTCCAGCTCTGCCCGAATCTTTGAAAGTGTAAGAGAAGCATCATAGACAACATCTAATTGTTGAGTCGGGAGAAGCTCACAATTAGTTTTTAGATCGTAGTGTAGACGATCAAAGTCTTTATGCTCTTGATACTCCTTCAATTTTTCTTCTGGGTTGACAAAACGATTTGCCCACCAAGCTGAGACAAGCCCCCACTCAGTAATACTAAGATTACGTTTGCGAATACGCTCGTGAGGAACTCCAGTAGCAATGGAACAACATCTTTGTAGAATCTCACGACTATCCATCTCGATTGTGAAATAGATAGCAGATTTTCCACTTTCGTACACTGTATTTGCAATGTTAGCACAAGTAATGGATTTACCTGCCCCTCGTTTACCACCAACAAGAATCAAATCTCGGGGAGAAAACTTGAACTCATCATCAAACGCGGTATTGAGTCCGAGGGGCAGGTACTTTTCCAACTCATCTTCATCAGGAAATAG